CAAGGTAGTAAAGTCCCGTTAAGGCTGGCTAGGGGGCAGGGAGAGTCCTTGCCCCTTTTGTCAGACCTCAATGCTAGAATGGGATACTATGAAAAACACAGAAAAAGTCGCAGACAAAATTATTGCTTTATTGGCTGACGGACTAATCTCAACTGCTCAATGGCGGTTGTGGATACCTCGCCACCTTGCTGACCAACCTGAAATCGTAATCAGAAATGCAAGGGCTTTGTCTGACGGAATAGAAGAACACATTAACGGAAATAGAGTAGATGAAATGATTGACCTAAGTAAGTATGAAAGTGTAGTGGAATAAAATGGAAATCAAAGACAAGGCAGAAATCTTAGTACAGTTTACACAAGACAACATCAATGGTAATGACTATGAAGAATTTTTTGACTACAATGATTTAGGTGTTCCACTTGCTATTGCTATCAATAATGATTTAGTTATTGTTACAGAAAAAGGAAATGACTTGTTTAATGAAACTTGGAAAGACCTTTGTGAATTGTTTGGTGCAGACCCAGACGGCTACTATGAATCAATTGATGATTTGACGGTTAACTAAATATGAGCAAATGGGATAGCAGAGAACCATACACAAATGTAGGCACAGGAATATTTGGTGGATTTATGTCTATCTTATTATTCTTTATTATAATTGCTGTCATACAAGAAATATCAGCAGTGTTTTAAATTGTTGGGGTGGTAGCTCAGTTGGTTAGAGCAGCAGACTCATAATCTGCCAGTCGTCAGTTCGAGCCTGACCCACCCCACCAGGGGGCGCGAATCCAGTTCTAGCATACTATTACGAAGAAGTCAAATTTCCCCTGAATCATTTTGACACATTTTATATATTTGAAAAAATCAAGGAAAGAAGGTATAATAGATATTATGACTATAGTAATTGGACTCATAGATAATGGTATTGTATATATGGGATCAGATAGAGCTATGTCAGATGAATATTCTATATCTTCTCCTATTACCCCGAAAATAAAAAAGAATGGACAATTTTTAATTGGATATGCTTCTTCAAGGGGATCTGGTCAAGTAGCTCATTATATTGATTTTCCTAATGTACTTAAGAAAGATGTAGATAAGTATATGAGAACTGATTTTATTATTACCCTGAAAAAAGCTATAGAGCCATATGGTATTGATATATCAGATGATGACAAGGCAGCTGCAGATTTTTTGGTGGGAATTCATGGAAGACTATTTAATATATCTACTAATGACTGGCAAGTAAATGAATATGATAAATATACAGCTATTGGATCTGGTAATAGCTATGCAATAGGATCTCTTGATACTTCTTATACCTGGAAAGATCCTATAAAGAAAATAAAGACAGCTTTAGAATCAGCTATTAAAAATTCTCCTCAATGTGATTATCCAATAGATATTTTACATTCTTAAAGGTATTACGAAGGACCCAAAAATACGCTGGAATATTTTCGGGGGATATAAAATTATATACCAATACTCCCTATATAACTATATATAAGAATACATTAAAATGTATTACGAATGAGTTAAAAATACCCTGGAATATATTAAAATCTATTAAAAACTATGCAAAATATATGAAAATAAAACACGCCCATTATATATATTTGACATTATGATTAAGATGTGATATGCTTTCTCACCCATATACATCCACTACACTCCATTTATATCCATTTTAATCCAATACATATCATATAGAATAGCCAAGACAAGCTATATTATGCTATTTAAAGGCTCTATAAGGCTCTCTAAGAGACTTTCTTCTGGTTTATATGATCATATGCGAAGCATCATTTAATGTCCTTATATGTTATATAGTTAGTTATGTTTATATAGGTAATAAGGGTATATTGTTTACTTTCCCCGCAAAAATTAAACGTCTGATTTCCAATGCAAATAGGATCTTATATAGACTGCTCCATAGGCAATAGCTGAAACAATGAACCCATACTGCTGTGTTGTAATAGCGTATGCAATCCAAATAGTTTCATTAAATAATAATACAAACCATCCCCAAAGAGTCTTTCTACCAACAAAGTAAATACCAGCTACCCCAATGACAGCCAGTATCCAAGACCAATATTCCATATTATTCCCTTACAAATAAAATCTCCCCTTGTGTAGTTTTACACATTTAGGGAGATATCTATTATATATCATATAGTTGCTCATGTTGAGCATATGTATACTATTTCCGCCGATTTTTTCGCCCGATTTTTTACGATTTTTTATTTGTCATAGTCGCTATTAATTAGACTTACTAAAGCTTTTCTTTTCTTATTCTCCCAAGAATATCTTTTAACATTTACATAGCAATTTAATGCCACAAAGAATAGGATTAGCATTTCAGCTATTGAGTGAGAGAATTTCACTATATTTCACCGTCTAATATTTTAAGAGTTGTGCAAGGATATTCATAATTTTGACATTCACTACAAAATTCTTCAGAATCACTTGGAGAACAACAGTCAAGGTCACTACAACCACCAGCATTTGCAGGGGAATGTAGACTACGAATTTTTTGTATCGCTTCTCGCATTTCTTTATATTCTATTAGTTTTTCAAACATTATATTCTTTCTTATAAACGAGCGTCTGCCTCCGAATAATTAGTATAGCATTATTTGGATCTTTTTGCAAGTAGGGAGTCAAAGTCTTTTGCTTTTGTTCCCCCATCATATTCCCAGGCATAGCCTTCATTAATCATCTTTTCATTAAGAGAAATATCTTCATCATTAATAAATAGCCATCCTAAAATACGACCATATTTTTCAGAACTATCTGGCTTTTCTGTTTGAATTACTATATCTTCAGCACCATCTAGGTGATGTTTTAAATATTCTTTTACTTCTAAGCCAAGTGCCTTTTCTTTTAGATCAGTTGTTCTAGATTCTGGAGTATCAATGCCAGCCAACCTTACCCTCTGTGTATACGAAACATTAAAGCCAAGATCAATATCAACATCAATAGTGTCACCATCAACTACCTTTAAAACTTTCTTTACTCGATACTCATACATAGTAATTCTATTATATATCTAATTTTCTTCCCCATGGCTTTCTTTGATATGTCCTAGCTTTATGACAATTTGCACAGACTACATCACACTTGGCAACTTCTTCCCAAGCCTTGGGGATGCCTAATGTTTTCATAACATTGTAGACTGCAGCAATTTTTTCAAACTCTGGCTTATGATCAAACTCTAATATGTAATGTGGAAATTTTCCTTTACAATCAAAGCATCCCTTTTCTTCTTTATATTCATGAAATGCAAGCATTGCTTTTTCTCTTTGATTCACAGATCTAACAGCTGCCTTTTCCTTTTGCCCTTTACCAAGATGATAGGAGATAGTTCCTTTGGAACAATTAAGCTCTTTCTTGATTTCATTATATGTTTTCCCTTGTTCCCTTAAGGCAATCATTTTTTCTTTTAATGTTTCCACGTCCCCAATAAGAGATTCGAACTCCTGACCTAACGGGTAGAAACCGTTTGCTCTATCCACTGAGCTAATTAGGGTTTGCTCCCCAACCTAGACTTGAACTAGGAACATGCAAATTAACAGTTTGCCGCTCTGCCGATTGAGCTATTGGGGATTGATATTTAGTTATATCGTGGTAGAGATAGGAATCGAACCTACACAGCTAAAGCGTTTGATTTACAGTCAAAGGGGCTCACCACCTGCCCAACTCTACCAGACTTTAACGATTCTTTGCGTAACCAGTCTTTTTCTTATTCATTGACCCAGGAGTGTTATATCCACCCTTGTTAGGAACATTCTTAATACGAATCTCTAAAGCCTTTGCAACTTTGTCGTGATGTTTTCCCACTACTTTTCCTTTTTCATAGATTCAACATGGAGTTTTCCATTTTTAAGTTGTTCAATTTCTTCATCTTTTTGTTGAAGCAATTCATTTACCTGTGCTTTTAAAACTGCAAGTTGTGTTTCATACTGGCTTGTAATTTGACCAATACGGTTTTGTAATTCTTGAACTACCATCTCTAGTGTGCTTGACATTACATTAACCCCTTTCTAAGGATAGTTTCTTTTTCTTTTTCTTTTCTTTCTAACTTTTCTATATAATTCTTAACATCATTGTATGCAACAAGATGTAAGATAAAAATTGCTAATAAAATAATTTCAGCCATTTTCTGGGAATACTCTCTTTAAGAAAGCAAACTTAGGCTTTGCACCAATAATTCTATCTACTTCTTTTCCATCTTTTAGAATGACATAAGTAGGAACTGACTGAATATTGTATTGTTCAACCATATCTTTATCAGAATCAATATCAATTCTTGTAATGGTTAGATCAGAATATTCTTTTTCTACCTCGTCAAGAATTGGATTCATTAACTTGCATGGACCACACCATGTAGCCCAAAAATCAATTACTTCTGTCTTCACTTTTTATCCTTATCTTGTTTGTACTTCCAGGAAGCTAAACTAAAGTTTGGCTTTAAGTCTGCTTTGATACCTTTTACAATATCTTTAGCCTCTGCTTCATCTTTTACATTATAAAAGAATGGTCGTCTTGAGCCACTAGGCTCTTCAATAATAATTTTCAATGTATCCATAACTAGATTTTACACCATACCTTTTAATTTGTCAAGTTTAAATGAGCAGTTTAATGTCTTTGCTCAGGACATCTAATTAAACTAGTAAATTAATACCAGCCCTTTTTCTTGAATGCACCCCATGCTCCACAGGGGGTCTCGTATCTATGCTTAATATACTTTAGACCCCATTTGATTTGTGTTTCTGGATTTGTTCTCCAATCTGCCCCTGCACTTGCCATCTTACTTCCAGGCAAGGCTTGTGGAATTCCATAGGCACTTGAAGTTGGGTTGTCAGCAGTATGCCTCCACCCGCTTTCACGATTCCACAGATTCACAAGGCAAGAGTGCTGGTCTTGTCCCCAAGAGTACTTAGACTCCATGTAGGACTTTGCAAAAGCTTGATTAGTTTTTGCAGCAATAGATTTTGGTCTATTGGATCTAGAAGCTTTTTCATTACTTCTAGTTTTTTCTTCTTTCTTTTCTTTTTCATATGTTGCAAGTTTAGCAATTTCAATACTTCTATTTTCACTAACTCTACTTGCTACATTTTGCGGTGCATTAGCACTGGTCTGACTGTGGCTTGTTGGTAGGGATGCAATTGCAAGAACCGCAACAAGGGCAATCGGAACCAAGGTTCTGATACGCATTATTCTAGAGTACCACCAATACTCAATAAAATCAAGTTTTTATTATAACAAAATGATAAATAGTTTTATTAAACACAAAAGCCCCTATTTCTAGGGGCAATTGTTAATTTGGTATATTAAGATGCAAGAATCTTAGCAGGATCAATATCCTTACCTGCACTCCATCTAATATTATCTCTCATTTCAAAGTGAAGATGAGGACCTGAAGAGTTGCCAGTGTTTCCTGACTCAGCAATATGCTGACCCTTCTTTACTACGTCTCCAGCCTTAACTAGAGCCTTTGATAGGTGTGCATAAATTACCCAGCCACCTTCAACTTTTTGGACTAGCTGTGTGCCATAGCTGGCTCCCCAGGTAGCATTTTCAATCTTGCCATCAGCAACAGCAACAATGTCAGTACCTACTTTACAAGCATAATCTACACCTGTATGATAACCTTTTGACCACATTTTTCCAAGCTTCTTGTAAGGTGTTGTTACCTTACCTCCAACAATTGGTGAACCCATTATAAATCATTCCTTTTTATATAAAATAAGGGAGTCCTTTGGAGGACTCCCCTACTCTATTATATCCTAT